GAAAGATGGCGTCTCTATTTTCTCTCCTTGCAAAGCTTTCTTTGATGATGTATTAATATACACAAAGGGTATTCTATCTCCTGAACTTGGTTTATTTCCAGGATCTCGTTGTGTTATTCTATCCGCTAAAACTTTATGAGCAATAGAATCTGGATTCTTATATCCTGAACGCAATGATTTTGTTATTATTAACTTATCAATAGAATACTTCTTATCAACAATATTTTGCAAACACGATTTTAGAAAGTCTATTGCCTTTTGAACATTTTGTTCTTTCATCAAAATATCTATTATTCCTCCATAAACATCCTTCACAATTGGCGCATTATCTCTTCTCTTTAGTACAATACCCATTTCTTTTCTTTTACACTTATCAGGATCTGTTTCATAAAGCATTCCAACATATCTCTTTTTTGATAGAAGACAGAATGGCATGAATGTCTTCTCATACTCTAAATCGTGAGGTCCTTTTAGAAAACTGGAAGCTAAGTGTCCTGCTTCTTGCGCAAGTTCAATTGTTATTTCAAGAGCCTTTTTTCCGCGAATAAGTTCTCCTTCTGGTGTTTGTAAATTGAATGTAAAGAATACACTATCCGTGTCCCCATATATATATTCAGCCTTTGTTAAAACTGGACCATAATTACTTGTTTCACAAATTGAATTGCCATAACACTCCTCTATAATCTTCTTTGCATATGTTAATAATTTGCGACCTGTAGCTGTAGTACATGCAGCAATATCTTTTTCATAAAATGTACTCGTTTTAGCCCCACATTGACCATACAAGGAATTTGCGGTAACTTTATAACCCAACTGTCTTTGATCCAACACCTGCTTCATAAATTCATCATTTTGTTGCGGAATCAACTTTCTCGTATCTTTTCGCGCTTTCAATAATTCCTCTAAAATAGAAGGCATAATTGCTTTTCCCTCTTTAAACTGCGCAAATCTGCAAATCTTCCTACCACATTTAACTTTATCTGCCTTTGCACCTGGCTTTTTTCTTACATATCTGTATGTATCATACTCCACATCTACATACTCATAATCATCTAAATTATCATAAATATATACGCCATTTTTATCCTTTTCACCAGTCTCATGTATTAAATTACCCGCCAAATCATATTCGCGAGTCCATACCTTACTATCATGAGACAAATTCTCACTAATCATTGAACTTGGATAAAGTGATGCATAATCGACGCACGCAACTGGATTATCTAAATATAAATCGCATTTTGGATCAAGCACAATAGCTCCCTCATAACCTTCATTTAAATCACCCTTATCAAGAACCGGCAATAATGTTCTCTTTTCTCTGCACTTTTTTGCAACATAACTTGTAAGTTTTATTCCTTGGCCACGCATAACAAGGAAATTCATTGGAACACTACAAATACGTGCCATTTCACTGTATCCAGTAATTGTATCTTTTTTGTTCATTAAATAATGAACTAAATTGCAATCCTGAATACAATATTTGGCAATAATAGCTCTATCATCTGCAGTTCCATTTGTCATTCTAAAAATATCTTTTGGAGTTACATCGTCTTTTGCTAAACACCAACGAACTTTCTTTGTATAATCCGGATTCAATATTGCATCTACAATAAATGTATTTTTCTCTCTATTTACCTTTAAAACCTTGAACTTTGCTCCGCCATCATAATAATCAACCGAATGACCAATTTCTTCTAAATGAATAAAACTTTCATCTAATAATCCAGTCAAATTTGTAGTGTATATAGTTGTTTGATTTGTACTATTATCGACTTCTTGCTTTTTAATGTAGTCTCCAATAAAATATCCAGCAACATAATCTAACTTGTAAGATGTCAAGTTTTCTTCTCTTCTGAAATAATTATATAAATCAACCTGCAAACGACCATTCATTTTAATAAAGTTAAGGTCATGCTGACCACTTGCAATCTGAATACTACTATGCTCGATTTTGTATTTTCCAAACTTTTCATCAAAATTTGCACATATTTCATCTTTATTTCTTGATAATTTTAAGAACTCTGTTACGCAATTATTTTCATACGCTCTCTGAAACATGAATTGATAATCAAAACCAAATATATTATAACCAATAATTATATCTGGATTTTCTCTCTGAATCAAGTCTTTCCATGCAAGAAGAACTTCTTTTTCATTTGAATAGCTCTCAATTATTGTATTATTATTTTCAGATGACAGTTCTGAACAAGTGTTTAATACTACACAATGATTCATGTATGGATCTTTTTCTCCGTATTTAAGAAATGTGGATCCGATAAATGTTACTTTATCTCCTTCTAATTTTGGAAAATTCCTGCCTAATGATTTTGTAAGCTGATCTATTTTTTCTTCTTTTTCAAAATTCTTACTGAACATAATATCCACTATAGTGAGTTTTTTATTTTCCAATAATTCAGGATTCTTATAATTATATTTTGAAAATCCTGAATTATTATTATCTTCATCATCACTATCATTATAATCATCATCATCTACATTCATTTTTTCAAATAAAGCTTCAATTGCTCCTTCATCATCATATGCACTTGATTCATTCTTTGAAATAGGCTCATTTATAAATCTTTCAATTTTTAGTTCAATGTCTTCTTTTGAAGGTTTCAATTTTGGATAAACAATATCTACAGTATTCAAGAACTCATTGTGTCCATATCCAAATGCACAAAGTAACATTTTATGCAGAATTTCTTTAAATGATTCTTTGCTAAGTTCATCTTTATTTTTGTTAAAAAAGTCGATTATATTAGTTGTAAGCTTTTTATATGTTTTTATTGGAACAGGAAAATCTCCATGACTACTACTTGCTTCAATATCAAAACTGCATATTTTGTAAGGAACACGAGTCTCCTTATCATTAAGCGGATTAATATTTTTGTAGCTAATATTAAACTCGTAGTTGCATGATGTTTTTTTATTGAATTTGTCAATTTTAACCGTTTTTTTAAATGGCAATGAAATCCAACCAGATGGACTAATTTCATTAATATGAAAGAACCTAAGAAGTGGAGGTATATTTGCTTCATATAAATATGTGTTTGTTTTTTCATATTTGTATCCATCTTTCAATAACTTTCGTTCAACTCCTTCTTTGTAAGCTGAATACCAAAAACCCTTGGCTCTATTGAATGCACTCATATTATTAAAATCTAATTTTACAAACTTGTGTTCTTTTCCTCCATCAAATCCATATAATTTTTTTCTTTTAATAATCTTGCAATCACAAATAGTGTCCTTGTAGTAGTTACCCAATTTTTTTTTAATGTGTTCAAGGAATCTGTTCTTAGTTTCAATTGTCCAATTATCATCCACCTTAACATAAAAGAATGGCTTAAAATCATCGACAATAATAGAACATGTTTCTCCATTTTCATTTAATCCAAACATTTGAATAATAAAATTCTGGTTATCTGGTTTTGAAGGTTCAAAAGTTCCTCCATATTCATCATCACAATCATAATCACATTCATCTGGTATTTTTTCGTTATATACGTTAAAGTCAAATAGTCTGAATACGTAGTCTTCCATTGTTATTGTTGTATCTTTTTTAATTAATTAGTTAATTTTATATAGTTTGTTTAGTTATTTCTTTAGTTATACTTGTAGTTATAATTATTATTAATAAGTAATTTTTATTTCAATTTTATAAATAATTTAACAAATTTGACAAATTTGATATTTGTATTTATTATATTATTTTGATGTAAAATAATTATATTTTAGTGTTTTAATAAAATATGAAAGATATATATATGTATGAAGATTCAATAACATCTAAAATCGTTGTGTTTGATTTAGATGAAACTCTTGGCTATTTTTTAGAGTTTGGATTGTTTTGGAGTTCAGTTATTGAATATTATAAAATAAAAAATCCAGACAAAAAAGTAGATCAAGAGGACTTTAATAAATTATTAGATTTATATCCAGAATTTTTACGTCCAGACGTTTTATATATTTTGAACTACTTAAAACATAAAAAAGAAAGGGGTCTTTGTAAAGCTGTAATGATATACACAAATAACCAAGGACCAAAAGAATGGGCTCCATATATTAAAAATTATTTTGAGAATAAGCTTAAGTTTTCTCTCTTTGATAGAATAATTGGAGCATTTAAAATAAATGGAAAATTAGTTGAGATTTGCAGGACTTGCGAAGATAAAACCTTGAAGGATTTTGTTAAATGCACTAAGATACCCGAAAATACCGAAATATTTTTCATTGACGATATTTATTATCCTGAAATGGATAAGAACAATGTTTATTACATAACAATTAATCCTTACAAATATGATTTGTCTTTTGACACAATGATTAAGCGTTTTCTTGACAGCAAATATGGTAAGATGAATGTAACAGATGATAATAAGGTATATTTTCAGAATTTTATGTTAGAATATATGAAAAAAGAAAAACATAGAGTTAAAACAAAGGATAATACTGAGTATGAAATAGATGAAATATTAACAAAAAAAATAATAGAACATTTGCATACCTTTTTCTATGAAAAATGGAGAGAAGAAGATATTATAAAGGTTTCGAAAAAAATAAAATCGGCTAAAAATGTAAAAAACAAGAATGCTAAAAACAGGACACTTAAAAAACCTAAAAACAAAGTATAAACTTGGGATATGACTTTTATTTTCTTATTTTCTTATTTTCTTATTTTCTTATTTTCCTGTTTATCAAAATAATATATGAATATGTTGTTCATAATTACAGTTGTAAATAAGAAAACTCCTGCACTAAATGCAATATTTCTATCCAAACTTGTAAAGCTGTCTATTTTAGCAAATGGATTAAAACGCCACAACAAAAATAGGGAAACATATATTGAAACAAAGAAATGCAACTTTTCTAAATATTTTGGAGCTTGTGTTGATATTCCAAAAATAATTAGAAAATATAAAACATATGATGCAATTATTACAATATTGAACATATGTTCTTGAATATCGTTTAATTCTTTTTTACTAAATCCATTAAAGAGAGAAAACATTCTTAAAATATATAAATATATGTTATATTATATTACATTCTTTTAGGCAATTAAATTATATTTATAATTATCTAAAATATTTTATGTATTCTATGTATAATAATGCAATCTCAACAAATATGTTCATCCCAAATTCATAAACAAACAAATGACAGAATATATGATAGAAATATTCCATCTCAAATGTTACAACCTTATTTAAGTGTAAGACCAGTAATCACAAAATACACAAGAATGCCAATTGTAGATCCAAGAAAAGAGCTTTCTGTAAAAATGAACCAACTACCTACATATAATGTTGGTGCAGTATTTAATCCAGGAAATGACTCTGCTCCATGGTCTGGTTATGCATCAAATGTAAATGTGGAATCTGATTTGAGAAATCAATTTTTTGCTCTACAGAAGTGTAGTCAAGCTGCGTATGTTCCAAATAGTAGTAGTGATATGTACAAAAATTTGATTCAACCAAATAATATTGCTCCACAACAATTTCAGGGACTATTTAGGGAAGAGATTTTCAATAATTTTAATCCAAATCCAGAAAATGTTGGACAAGGATTTTTTCTAAATAGTACAAGAAGCCAAATAAGAGATGTTGGAAATTCTTGTTCAATGAATAAATAAATAAATAAATAAATAAATAAAAAATGTGTTTAGAATA